GTTCTCCAATCTCGGATGAAGAGCAGGATTACATCAAGAAGGATGTCCAGATCGTTGCAAAAGCTCTGAAGTTCATGTTTGATGAAGGATTCACCAAGATGACCATTGGAGCTTGTGCATTGGAAAACTACAAACATACTATTGGTAAACGAACCTTTGAGCGTTGGTATCCAACACCTGAGTATCACAATGATGTTAAGAAGAGTTATAGAGGCGGGTTCACTTACCTCAATCCAGAGTTTGCCAGCAAGATTGTTAGCAAAGGTCAAACTTATGATGTTAATTCGCTTTATCCTAGTGTCATGCGAAGCCATGACAATCCCCTTCCCTTCGGAACTCCTATCTTCTTTCAAGGTAAGTACCAATACAATCCAATATATCCTCTGTACACTCAGATGTTTAGCTGTCAGTTTGAGATTAAGAAGAATAAGATTCCAACCATTCAGATTAAGCACTCTTTAAGCTTCGTTGGTAATGAGTATCTGACTTCAAGTCATGGAGAGGAAGTGGTGCTTTGTCTTAACTCAGTAGACATGGAATTGTTCTTCCAGCAATATGATGTGCATAACATCACCTATCACTCTGGGTGGATGTTCAAGGCTTCGGTAGGGATGTTTGACCAATATATTGATTATTGGACTGAGCAGAAGATTAAGGCTGGTAAGGAAGGTAATAAGGGTAAGAGGACAATAGCAAAGCTCTGCCTAAACTCCCTCTATGGCAAGTTTGGTCAGGATATACAGAACATTAACAAAGTCCCATATATGGGCGAAGATGGTTCTGTTCATTATTATCTGAGTGACCCAAAACCAAAGAAGGGATTGTACATTGCTGTTGCTTCGTTCATTACCAGCTATGCACGGAGAGTAACAATTACCTCTGCTCAAAGAATTGAAGATGACTTCCATGCAGGCAAGAGCAAGAATCGCTTTGTATATGCAGATACGGATTCACTCCATGTCTACTCCCCAGATGATGAGGTTCCAGAAGGACTAGATATTGATCCTTACAGACTAGGTGCTTGGAAGCTTGAGAGCAGATTCTCGGATTATGGTCAGAAGAAGGGATATGGTGCTAAGTACCTCAGACAGAAGTGCTACATTGAGAATCTTACTGAAGATGTAGACAATCCTAATGCAACGGATTACTCTCTCAAGATTACCGTTGCTGGTATGCCTGACACCTGTTATGATCAAGTGACTTTTGACAACTTCTATATTGGTGCAACATACTTTGGCAAGAAGATGCCAAAGGTAGTTGATGGTGGTACGGTACTCATAGATGGAACATTCACAATCAAGAAGTGATATACTTAGGTTAAGAGGTATCTGGGTTGCTCGGATTGGAAACAGCTTGAAGAACCATAGTGAAGAGCTACCGAAAGCTGGTGGGTTGGTTACCCATCTTGTCTGAGTCCAGAGCCTCTTTTAAGCAAAGGAAAGCATGACAGTTACTAAGAATAAGTATTGGGATATTGATAGGACATTGACTCACAATGCCCTCTTTTATGTGATTGTTGGAAACCGTTCAGCAGGTAAGTCTTACGGATGCAAGAAGAGAGCTATCACAAACTTCATCAAGAAGGGTGAGCAGTTCGCTTATGTTCGCCGTTATACAGATGACCTCAAGGACTCCCTTCCTAACTTCTTCAAAGACATTGTAAAGAACAATGAGTTCCCTGAATATGAGTTCAAGGTAGATGGAACTAAGTTGTATTGCAGACTGAAAACTGAGGAAGATGCTAAGGTTAGTTGGAAGGAAGAGGATGTGTGTGGTTATGGCTTAATCCTATCCACAGCAGACAACAAGAAGTCTATCTCCTACCCTTCTGTTACCATGATTATCTATGATGAGTTCATGCTGGACAAAGAATCCTCAAGTCAGAGGTATCTCCGAAACGAACCAAAGACCTTACTCAACCTCTATGAAACTGTTGCAAGACCCGGAACTGAACATCCGAGATGTGTATTATTCATGCTCTCCAACTCTGTGAGCATCAATAATCCTTTCTTCTTATTCTGGGATTTGAAGATGCCAAGTATGGATAAACCAGATGGCAACGGAAAATATATCTGGCATCATCCTACCAGACCAATGATTGTAGAGAATGCTGTTAAGCAAGAGATGGTGGATGCGAAGATGCAAAATGAGTTCTATGGAATAATCAAAGGAACTGGCTATGATGACTTTGCAATACACAATGAGTTTGTGAATGATGATGAAACCTTCGTTGAGAAGCGTTCCTCAACAGCCAAGTTCTACTTTACCTTCATCTACAAGAACCGTAAGTATGGTGTATGGGTTGATGTATTGCAGGGTTTGATGTGGGTGAGCGAAGCAGTTGACCCTAGCTATCCAATTACCTACTCCATCACCATGAAAGACCATAGACCTAACACTCTGTTCTTGAAGAACAGGAATCATGCAATACACTTCAATAAGTTCATTCAAGCTTATAAAGATGGATGTGTAAGGTTTGAATCAATATTGATTAAGTCAATATGTTATGAGATATTAAAGATGACAATGAATATATAAAGCCCTATGCGAGAGGGCTTTATTTTGTGCTTGTGCTATACTAAAAGTATGAAAGAAGTATTACAAAGTGTACTTGCAGTGATAAGCACAGGTCTTATATATCTTCTTGGTGGTCTTGATATAGCCATGACATGCTTGTTAATCGCCATTATATTAGATTATGTAAGTGGTATGCTCAAAGCATTTATTACGAAGCAGGTATCATCGAAGATTGGGTTTAAGGGCATCTTGAAGAAGGTGTCTATATTATTAGTTGTTATGTTGGCTGTGTTGGTTGATCGTGTGACTGGAGAGACTGGGGCTATCCGTACTCTAGTTGTCTATTACTTTGTAGCCAATGAAGGATTGAGTATTTTGGAAAATCTAGGTCAAGCAGGTGTGCCAATTCCTCAATCTATTAAGAAGGCTCTAAAGGCTCTAAAGAAGGAGAGTAAATAATGTTAAAAGTCTTTTCAGTTAAGCGTGGCTCTACATTTAGCTTCATCGTAACATTCAAGAATCTCAACCAAGATGTCACTACAATGAATTTTGGTGTTAAGGAAGAGTACACAGATGAATCAATGATCATCAACAAAACTCTCGGTAATGGTATCACCAAACTTGAAACAGGTAAGTATAAGGTAGACTTCTCAACAACAGACATCTTATCTTTGGATGCTGGCATGTATGTCTTTGACCTTAGATATACAATCGGAGATACTCCAAGCATCCCTCTAAGTGGTTATATTGTAGTAAGCGACAGCGTATTTAATAATCAGGAGAGTTAAATGACTTACGAGCAAGTGAAAGGATTTTATCCAAAAGATATGGGAACTCAAAAGGGATGGTGTCTTAAGAACTGTCGTGTTGGTTTCCATATATACTCAGGTAAGTATGCTAGTGCTAAAGTAGCAATGCAAGCAGGAAAGAAAAATGGAACATACCATGCAGGTGTTCCTCCAACAAACATATCAGTTCCTGTCTATTGTGATACTGCTTCCATATATGAACATGTTGTGGTTTCAGATCATGGAGTGTGGTACTCAGATGGAAAGAAGGTAACAACTCCAAACAACATCTTTGGATGGGATGAAATGATGGATGGAGTCAGAGTTGTTAAAGTTTCCAATACAGATAACTTCTTACCAGCAAAGGGTTACTGGGGGCTTGGTGATCAAGATGTTCGTATTGGAAAACTAGCAGATTTTATGTATAAGACATTCCCTGCTTACACAAGTAAGAAAGCATTAGGTAATTACATGGGCAAATTCTTACAATCCTCAATCCGAGAGTTTCAGAAGCGTACAGGACTCTATCAGGATGGATGTGTTGGTAAGATTACCTATGCTGAACTTCAGAAATATGGTTTTAAGTATTAAGGATTAAATTATGAATGAAGATGTTGAAATCACACTACAGACAGAGGATGTATCAGTTGAAACACCTTTGGTCGCAGATTACATCCTACCTACAGCAACACAAGATACACTTGGTGGTATTAAGATTGGGGATAATATTGATATTGACTCTAGTGGTCATATATCTGTGCCTATTGCTAGTCAGTCTAGTGTCGGACTTGTCAAAGCTGGTACTGGTCTTGCTATTGCTTCTGACGGAACATTAAGTGCTACTGGAACTTATGAGCTACCTGAAGCAACCAAGACAACTCTTGGTGGTGTGTATGTTGATGACGAGTTATCCACAAGTTCTACACACCCTGTGCAAAACGCTGTTGTCTCTTTGGCTATAGCTGAAGCAACTGGTGACATTGGTGACTTATCCACAGATGTAGATAACTTATCCACAGGGCTTGGTAACTTATCTACAACTGTTGGTGGTTTATCTACAACGGTTGGAAACTTATCCACACAAGTGACTACCAACACAAATAACATCGGTACTAATGCTGGTAATATATCTTCTCTTAACTCTAGAATGAGTAATGCTGAAGATGATATTACTGCTCTCACCAACGGTGCTAATGAGATGTCTGGAAACCTTGATACTCTTCTTGCGACAGTTGATGAAACAATCCCATATGGGGACATTGATGATCAAGTATGGACAAGTGGTAACATTCATATTGAAGGAAAAGGTAAGATTGCTTTTGTTTATGTTTCTCTTGAAGGTAGCTTAACTATTGCAAGTGGCGCTAACGAAACAATCTATACAATATCTGATGATACACTTAAGCCAAAATATCTAGCTCAAGGTGTTTTATTAACAGATGCAGGTGCTATACAATGCCAGATTGCCACATCTGGGAATATTAGACTATTCAACATATCTTCATCTTCTATTACACTAACAAAATTAACTGGAAATGTTCCGATTGTTCTTAACTAATGGCATATCCTAACGATTACACACCAATACACCAATACAACAGTTATGTTTCTGTACCTCATGCAACTTATGATGAGTTTCGCAATGCAACCATTGGTAATGGCTATAATGTCGATGGAATGTATGGCAACCAATGTTGGGATTATGTAGCATTACTTTATTGGCAATATGGACTGACCTTAGTAACTAAATCTGGAGGTGGTACAGCTCAAGACTGTTGGACTGTATCTAAAAATGCCAACGCTAAACCACCGTTCATAGCAGTAGAAGGTGTACAGAATATTAAGCGTGGAGATGTAATAGTTACTGGTGCTAACTCTTACTCTTCAACAGGACACATCTGTATCGCAGATGAGGACTGGAACTACCCACCAGACAATAAGATATGGTGTGTAGGTCAGAATCAAGGGCATGGATCATCAGCTCCAGTTACAAGAGACCGAGTTGGCATGACTTGGTTTCTCGGTATTTTTAGAAACACCGAATGGCAAAGTACACCCACTCCAACCCCACCAGAGCCAGTAGTGTATAATAAAGATAGGTACAACTTTGTACTATTTAATAGAAGAAAGAGGCAAGAGAAATGGACAAAGAAACTTTTGAAGCGAAGATAAAAGAATTAGGTTCGCTTGAATCAGCAGAGGAAATGAGGGCTGGACTGGCAGAGCTATCAGAGGGAATCAATCCTATCTTTGAAGCTAATGCTAACTTGACCACCCAACATGAATCTGATGTAATAGAGATGGAGAAAATCCGAAGTGCAAACATGAAGTTGTTTACACAACTCGGTTCACAGAAAACTCCACAGCAAACTATTGAAGAGCAGACTGGTCTGAAACAGGAAGAGTCTCAACCTCGGAAAAAGTTTGAAGATGTCTTAGACAAGTGTAATTGGTAAGACATAATATTAACTAACATAAAGGAATTATCCACAATGGATGCAATTGAACTATTGAACACCATCCGTGATAATGCTTCACAGGCTTATCAAGACCGTGTTCCTGAGGCAACTCGTGCAAACATTGCAGAAGTTGGTGAAGCCATTACTGACCTCAACAACGCTGTTGTTTACAATGAGTTTGTCGCTACACTCGCTAACATGATTTACGCTCCAATGCTTATCAAGAAGAGCTGGAAAAACCCTCTTGGTAAGTTCAAGAAGGGTAAGAAAACCTTTGGTGATACTGTTGAGGAAGTTTACAACAACTTCATCAAGGCTCAGACCTTTGATCAGACTGGTGCAGGTCTTTTGACTCGCAACCTTCCTGACACCAAGACTGTCTTCCACCGTATGAATCGTCAAGACAGCTATGTCCTTACCATCAGCCCAGAAGCTTTGGCTAAAGCCTTCAAGAGCTATGAGGGTGTATCGGAATATATCCAGAGCATCTTCACTTCTATCAATAACTCTGCTGAGCTTGATGAGTATGTCATCATGCGTGAACTTCTTGCAGAAGCTTACAACTCTGGTGCAATGAAAGCTGTTGCTATCGCTGACCCACAGGCAAGCGAAGCCAACGCTAAAGCATTCATCAAGGCTGTTAAGACCGTCTCTGGTGACATGACCTTCCCTAACAGCAACTGGAACGGTTACTTGGATGTTCAGAGCGAAGACAATAAACCTATTGTTACCTTCTCTGGTCGTGATGAGCAGATTCTTCTCATTGACAACGCTACGGATGTTGCTTGTGATGTTGATGTCTTGGCATATGCCTTTGGTCGTGACCTCTTGAGGTTCAATACCGAAGTTAAGCAGATTGTTGATGCCTTCCCAATTGAGGGTATGGTTGCTTGTCTCGTTGATAAGAACTTCTTCCAAGTTTATGATGACCTCTTTACCTTCCGTGAATTTGAAAACGGTCTTGGTCTCTACAAAAATGAGATTCTCCATGTCTGGCAGACCGTGGGCTATTCGTGCTTGGTAAATAGTGCCTGTTTCATTATCGCCAGCGATCAGAACTCTGATGGTGATATTGCTGATGAGTACAATGTTACTTACACTCTCAAGACTGGTGTTGCTTCCACCAACAAGCGTAAGAAGGCCTTTGAGGGTCAGTCCTACCAGACCACTCTTAGTGGTGTTGAAGCAGGTGACACCGTTACAGTTACTATGGGTGGTTCAACCATTACCTCTGATGCATACACAGCATCTACTGGTGTTGTGAAGATTGCTAAGGTAACTGGTGACATTGTCATTACCGTAGCTTAACAATAATAACTACTAATCTAGGTGGTGGGTAAAACCACCACCTATTTTAAGGATGATAAATTATGAAGAATTTTATCAACTTTCTCCCTCCGTGGGTAGAAACGAATTTACAACCAGCTTTCTATGATAAAGAATCTGGTGCTGTTCTCCAACAGACTGCTAGGATGTACGCAAAGGTCAATCAATTGGTTCGTATTGCTAATGAGCAATATGCAAAGATTGAAGAGTATGTCGCTAAGTTTGTAGAACTCAAGGACTATGTAGAAGATTACTTTGAAAATCTCGATGTCCAAGAAGAAGTCAACAACAAGCTTGATGCAATGGCTGAGGATGGCACTCTACAAGAAATTGTAGAAGCAGTTATCTCACCATATACGGAAGAAATCGAAAATCTAACCAAACAAGGCAAAAACCTTGTAGGTGAATATATCTACACTCGCTTGATTGATTGTCGAGATAATACAGGTGCTTTTGATAGTTCTGTATGTAAAGAACAAGAAGGTACTGTAATCACAGGTGAAAATAAGATTGTTACCTTCTATTCACCGACTAACATCGAAGAAACCACTCCAATTCTTGTTGAAGAAATCAGCTTCGCTACTCCGAAAAATCCTTCCATTCTTCGCTCTAACACCATTGTCGGTCTAGATCATTGTAATTCTGCCTGTTACAATCCAACTACCAAAAAGATTTATGTAGCGTTGGCACAGTATAACGACAATGGCATTGTTTATGTGAATAAACTCGCTACTGTTGATTACAACACTTTGACTCTTGAAGAAATCCGTACTATTAGTGGTGTAACAGAATTTACAAAAGTTGCTTACGACAAAGATGAGGATAAATATTACATCTTCGGTCAAAACGCTGTTTGGGAACTCAACATTGACACACTAGCTGTTACTAAACTCTTTGATGTAGATACGGCTGTCATTCATGGTACTCAAGGTTTGAATGTTCGTAAGAATCATGTTTATCTTCAGATGGCTTATCCTCGTGCAATCGTAAAGATGGATATGGAAGGCAACATTGTCTCTATATACAACATTGATCAATACGACAATGAAGGTCATTACATTGAATTTATTGCTGACTTCGATTTTATTGACGATAATAATGTTTTGATTACCCCACATTGTGCTGGTGATTATCTTGAGAAAAGTCACTACCGTTATAGCTTCTATGTAAACTATCTCTGTAAGCTCAATCTCAATGGTGACAACTTCGCAGAGCCTTCAGCAGATAATTTGATGGTCTCTAGGTCGCTTTATCTGAACACCAACGGTACATCCGAGGGTCTATACTTTGAAAATGGCTCATCTTCTTATCCAATCCGTTTGTTGAGTTCGTATCTTTCTAATAAGTACCATAAATTATATGATTTCCGTATAAATAATTTGAGTGGTGATGATATAAATTACTATGGATCACTTTTGCTAGAAAATGAGCGTTTGTATAGTCCTGCAAATCTAATCGCTGAAAGTTGTTACATTCTAAATTCAGATTTTTCTTGTGCCAATAATGTAACATTTACATCGTCAACAGAACGTTGTGAATTTTATGGTTCGAGAATTGGGGCTGATAATCTTTGTATTACCTATAATGAAGCCTCACCGATCAATATTTCGAACTATTGTGATTTCAATGTTGGCAGACTAACGGACGGCAATAACGGTTTTACAACCAAAATGTCGTTACTCGGCACTAGAATTAACAGATTCTTGAACAGCTTTGTCGTAAGAAGCTCGATGCCGAATCAAGTGTTATCTGCTACTGTTAGTAACAGCGGTACTACTTGTACAGCAGACTTTTCAAGTTATATCGGTACAATGAGTTCTAATGGTAATTTCTGGCCGAACGCATATCTGTTATTCATCAAACTGACATCTACTGGTGAAACTATCATCTATGGTCGAGGTCAGGGCTTTGGTGATAATCGTAAGATTTGGGATAAGAGCGGTAATGAATTTACTGTTAAGCTTTACAACCAAACGAATAAGAATCTCACCATTACTGGTACAAACGCAAGTGATATTGGTGCAGTAACTATGGTTACACTGTAATCCACAATTCCACAGGGTTATCCACACCCTGTGGATATTTTGTGAATATGTTATGATAATATTAGGAAAAGATTATGGCTAATATATCTAAAGTATATCTACTCAACACTCCTCTTGAAGATGATATGAAGAACACTCTGTATTTTGCCAACGCTTCGGCACAGCAAACATACATGAATAACAACATCATCAAGAGTTATACGAATGTGTCATATCAGAGAGACACTTCTACTTTTCGCTGTCCAGCTCAGATTGACACGATCAGGAACTGTAACTATATAATGTTCCAGAACACAGCTTACTCTAATAAGTGGTTCTATGGGTTTATCAAGAAGATGACCTATGTTAATGACAACTTCACGGATGTAGAGTTTGAGGTTGACCCAATCCAAACCTTCATGTTTGACATTACTGTTAAGCCTTCCTTTGTTGAGCGTGAGCATACCAACGATGATACAATAGGTAGCAATACAATCCCTGAAAATCTTGAGCTTGGAGATTATGTTGAGACTGAAAATGCTCCTGAGAAAAAATTTCCTCTAGGTCGTACTGATACAATGTATTGTATGGCAGTAACACAAGTAATGCATCCTATTGACGCTTGGACTTGGACTAACCTAGGTCATATTCCAGATGGGTTTACCTATTATGGTTTTGACAGCCTCTCTGATCTAAAAGAATGTGTGAAAGTACACAACAAAGCAGGTCACCCAGATTATATCAATTCTATCTTCGTAGTGCCAAGTAATGTGTTCCAAAATAAAGTGACTGTTAATGGCAATGTTGGAATGCCTGATTATATATTTAGTTACAAAGCTTACACAACTTACACTCCATATTTTACAGATGGCACAACAGTCACTAACAACAATCTTCTAGCAGAAAACTATAATCCTCGGAACAAAAAACTGCTCTCGTATCCGTTCCGTTATTTACAAGCCAGTAATATGAATGGCTCTGTTGCTAATTACCACTATGAATACTTCAAAGATCCGTTGGATGGGACTATCGGAGACTACATTCACTTCACTCGCTCAGGTGTCGCTTCTATTGGTGGAGACATAAAAGTATATCCAAACCATTACAAAGGAATCCAAGACAATTATGATGAGGGCTTAAGTCAAGGTAAGCTTCCTGTTGGTGGTTGGACTTCAGATGTATTTACTAACTGGCTTACACAGAACGGTGTTAATATCGCTATCGGTTTTGTGTCAGATGTAGCAAGTATTGCTACTGGTGTCGCTACATCCCCTGCAGGTGGTGGTGTTGGTATTGTAAAAGGTATCTCTGGTATTGCTAGTACAATTGGACAAGTTTACGAACATTCTATGCAACCACCTCAAGCAGAAGGTGCAACTAACATCGGTAATGCCACTTATGACTGGGGTATGAACGCTATCCTATTTAAGCACATGAGTATTAGAAAACAGTTTGCTCAGGTTGCTGATGACTTCTTTGACATGTTCGGCTACGCTACTCACAGAGTTAAGACTCCAAACACAGCCCATCGCCAAAACTGGTGGTACACTAAGACCATTGACTGTAATATTACTGGGAATGTGCCTAATGATTATATGAATCAGATTAAGGATGCTTACAACAGCGGTATCACCTTCTGGCGAAACCCCAGTAACTTCCTCAATTACAGCGTAAGTAATGGAATAGTATAAGGATAAAATATGGATAAATGTAAACTAGATGCTTATCAATTACTGAGCTACAAGAGCGTTGCTCAGATAAGTAACAATATCACCTTCAGTTATTATTATTACAAGCTGATGCTTGTTGCTACCAACTTGTTCGAGTGGGAGGGATTGCCAAATAACATGGAGAGCAGGTGGATTGAAAACTACCTATTCTCTGATGGTCAATGTATCTTCTTCAAAGACCCTAATCTCGGATTCATGGTTGCTGGTGTTGCTCAGGATGGTGGACTAAACTGTTACAACGATCCGACAACCCTCACCCCAATAGCTACAAACTATGTATATGCAGGAGATAAACCTCTCACCAACGGAGAAGACAGCTACCTAATCCGTAACAACATCCTAAGGCTTCCTGAGTTCGCTGTGATTCGCTATTATGCCTATAAACTCTGCAATATTGACCGTGCAATTGATACCAACATTGAAGCCATTAAGACTCCAATTGTTGTTAAGTGTTCTGACAAGCAAAGACTAAGCTTGAAGCAAGCTATTAGCCAAAGGAAGGACAACGAACCTGTTATCTGGACAGATAGTGGTTCAGACATCAATGCAATGGTTGAGACAATGGACTTGCATCCACCAATGGTATTCAAAGACCTTCAAGTCCAGAAGCATATGATACTCAACGAGTTCTTCACGGACATTGGTATCAACAATGCTAACATGGACAAGCGTGAGCGTATGGTTGCTAACGAAGTTGAAGCCAACAATGAACAGGTAAAAGCTTGTGAGGATGTGTTGCTTCGCTCTCGTGAGGAAGCCTGTAAGCAGATTAACAGAATCTTCGGTCTCAATATCTCTGTAAGGAGAAGGGAATTGGATAAGATTCCAGAGTATGAGGATATTATTAAGGAGGAAGAATAATGGAAGACCACTATCAAATGCCGGACTTCTTAGACCGTGCAACTATGATTCCAGCAAAGTATACAGAGGTATTGGACAACCTTCTTAGATACGAAGACACAGCTCAAGCTATTGCAACAGCCATGAGTAAGTATCCTCTCTATGAGACAGACCCAAACAAAGTCCGAGAATATGGTACATCATACAAAGTACCAACTCGTCAGGAGCTTAATACTAAGATTCTGAGTTATTATCGCTTCCGTGAGATTGGACAGGAGACTGTTGGCAGATGGCTCTTTGAGCTTGAAACAGCTCTTGCTGAGATTATGCCGAAGTACAACCAGCTCTTCTATTCTGCTGATCAGGACTTCAATCCAATCTACAATGTAGACTACATCCGTAATACCCAGCGTAATAAGAGTGATACCAACATTGGCTCTCAGTCCAGCACTACGAACACTCAAGCAAGTGGACAGGACAGCTCCAGCAATACTGAGTACACCAAGTCTGTTAACTCTAAGACACCTCAGAACCAGCTCGGTATATCTGGTGAAGATATTGATAGAGTAGATTATGCTGATGATGCCAGCTGGGGTAAATCTAGTGGAACAACTTCAGGTTCTAATACCACCAACGGAAGTTCTCAGACCAATGGTTCTAACTCTGTAATTGGCAATGAGAAGGAAGGTATTGTTGAGACAACTAAGGGTAACTTTGGTGTTGTTTCAGCACAAGACCTTATCATCAAGTATCGTGAGACTATTCTTAACATCGAGCAGATGATCATTCACGACCCTCGGATAGAGGAACTCTTCATGCTAATATATTAGTATGTGGGATATAGAAAGGAGTACCTCATGGGCTGTAGTGGTAAGAAGAAAAAGAAGAAATAAGAATGACCCCTCCGAAGAGGGGTCTTTTGATTAGATAGAGGTTACCTCGTGGGTTATATCGCCGTACTTACGGCAGATGTCGATAATAAACATTGAATCGTACATCGAAGCTTGACCATACACAAAGGTTACCTCTCCTAAATCCGTAACATTAACATCGTATTCCTTGATGTCATTCCATAGTTCTTTGCTGTCAATTTTGCCTGTGATCGTGACATTGATATATACCATAAAATCACCCCTTATAATGTTCAAAGCAGGTTGGCTTATAACTTCATTATAACAAAAAGAAGGCTGTTGGAGTATGAGGACAGCCTTCTTTCGGGAGACATCTATTTTTATTTTTACAGCGAGACTTTATCTCGTTTTAGGTCAGAGTTTAAGGTACATCCCACACATGGTTAGAGCAGGAAGGGTGGGCTATTTCCTGCTCCAATTTTATTATAGCATATGCTTACTTTTTGAATATCTTTTTATCCACCCAAAAGAAGATTAAGCCACCTATCAGATTAGCTACTACCGTTGCCCAGAACTCTCCAAGAGATGATAGCAAACACAAACAGATCGCTAATACTGGTGTAGATAACTGCCAGCGTAATAAGTATAATAAGTATTTCTTCATAAAATTAAGATAACATAAAACCCACCTATACTGCGAGGTGGGTTGCAAGGAAAAGGACAACTACCTTTTCAGAGAGGCTCAGGTAACCTCTCTGATTGTATTATATCACTTCTCCTAATATTCAATGTAACAGTTCCAAGACTTAAGCTTCTTGCTTGAAGTAAACTCGGATGGACGGATACTTGCCACCCTTTGTATCACCGTTAATAAATGCAATGAGCTTCTCTTTTTCATTAGTATTACCAGAGTAATAAAGCTTTCCAGCTTTGCTCTTGTGTTGCCACAAACTTGCAATCTCATTGCGTTCCTCACCCTTTTCTTTTGATTCATAAACTTGAATATCTGGTTGATTCGGATTCTTCTTAACAGTTGCAACGAAAGCAACAATGTTGATTGGAGAATCCCCAGAAGTCTTACCTGAATAGTAAAGAGTATCCCCTTTCTTTTTCTCCCATAGAGCAAAAGCTTCCTTAAGCTCAGAGTTGGTATTGGTTGGTTGTGAAGCACTTGTCTTCATGGTGTTGTCCTTTCTTAGGATTAACGCTTAATATGGTGTCCTTCCAAGCTTTAGGCTCTTCTGGACATATGGTATTGTCGGACTCATACTCATGATTTTCAAGCCCTCAGGCATCCGACAATGTTAATTATACTACTTGAGCTGGTTGTCGCAAACCATCTCAGCTTCTTTGATTTTGCCTTCAATCACGCTGATCGCTGTTGATACATCTTCCTCTTTACCAAACTTGGTGACCTTGAGCTTGTTAAGAACAATGGTATTGATTTTGGTATCAATGTACCCACCAACAATGATTCCATTGTAGAAGAAGTCAATCATACCTTTGGTCTTATCTTGCATATTCGGAAGAACACGCTGGTATACCTTATCCTTCTCAGCGTTCTGATAAAACTCAAGTTCCTTCTTTGCATATTCCCTGAAGGCTTCTTTGAAGTCTAGCTTTTCGGGTTGTTTTGTCATTGTTTCTCCTTTCATTCTTCATCTCCGCAGAGTTCGGTGATGGTGTATGAGCCCCTGTGTTCTAAATCCTTAAACATTCCTTCTAAATCAAATGTTATAGATACACTTGTATCAGTATTATCTGAACCATATGGCGAATAAATACAATTCTCATTTTTATCATATAGAACTGTATCATATTCATTTGCTTCTGCCCACGCTCTAACTGCTTTGCGGATTTTCTCGTCCTTAATAAGTGGCTCGACTGGCTTATAGTCTTCCCAGTCCTTGCAGAGTTCTGATATAGAGTCATATGTTCTATAGTCTGTGGCTTCAAGTAGAATATAGGCAAAATCAGTTGTTATCTCCCCTGTCTTTTTATTGCGTAGTTTCATCATGTTCCTTTGCTTGTTGTAATGCTAGTTTCATTTTGTTGAGTAATGCTTCTACACTATCATTATATCGCCTAATGCTGGCATTATAGGCTTCTGAGCGAGTTTCGTCATAATCCATGTACATATGCCCTTCAGCACAGATTAGCTCTTCTAGCTCATCCTGAGTTAATGTTAATGATGTATCCATTCATCCTTTCCTTGCTTACTTTCTGTATCTAGTATAGTGCATATTTTTGTGTTTGTAAATAGTTTTTTCTGCATTTTGTGTATTTTATGATCGTGCCGGTCTGTTCGGTTTTTGTTCGGTTT